AGCGTTTATAATTGTTGGGTGTAATTTCATTGTTAATATTGGATATGGTTTCATTGTTGATCCTCCATGATTTGGTTCATTGTGTAGTTATAAACGCTTCCGATTTTGATTCTATGAAATGATGCGTTTTCTTTTAAATAACTACGAGTTATTTTTGTTCCTCGGTTATGATGCGCTTGAGGGGGTAATTGTTGAATCTTTTCATATAATGAATTAATAGCGTCCGATTTATGGCTATCAATTGCCATTAATTGGTAACTATCATATGGATCAATAGAGTTAGAATAAATTGCTAACCACATTTTTAAACCTCACTTTCTATTTGATCAATATGCCATTCATCTAATAATAATGCTTTATTGGATTTTATGGCTTTATAAATTTTTGCGTCATAGTCACCTTGTAAAATGCCTTCGTGGAAATCATCAATATTATCGGCATTTGCTTTAATTTCTATGCGCTTTGAAAAATATACATTAATTGAAGCGATAAAATTATTCATTAAATTAACTCCTTATTAAATACGTTATCAATAAGTAAATTAGGAATAACCCAATTTACAAATAGGATATTTTTAAGTTCTTGAAGTGATTTAGATTCGTAAGATTGGTTTTCAATCTCTAACAGATAATTATCACCATCACCATTTATGATGTAACAACTGAGATTACAATAGAATAATCCTCCATTAGATCTGTAATCGTCATGAACATCTGTGAACCATGGTGGTAAATCATCACCTTTTAAGAATGTTTCTGAATCATTAAATTCTTGATAGGCTTGAGCGATTGTTTTAATTTTCATGATGCGTCCTCCCATCTTTTGATTTCATCTGCATAATCTGAGGCTATTTCTTCAAAATTGATATCATCTATAAAGTAATTAATTGCACCTTTAACAATGTCTTTATGATCATCTTCAAAATAGCAATACTCAGTAAAGAGTTCCTTGAGACGTTCTGCAAATTCAGAAGTATAAGAACAATTATTAAAATCCTTCGCTAAGTCTTTAATGCACAATTCAGAGAAGAATTCGAGGTTGGCTTTCCAAGTAGCATAGTTAGTCCAACCGTTATATTTGTCTGACATGATAAATCCTTTCATAGTTAAGTAGTAGACAATTAAACACTATATTAAATAGAACTAAATGTAAACAACTTATTTACGATTAAGGCTAAAAAAGATTATTTCGTAGTTATAAAGGGAATTAATAATAAATCTTGGTCAAAATATATTCAGTTGAACAAATAATTACTAATTGCTGCAAAAGTTCATTAAAGGCATTTTAAAGCCCATAGAGCGATTAAATGTTCCAGGGTAGGGTAAGGTATACCTTGGCAGGTAAAGTCCTCACCAGGGGCGATTGTGTGCGTTTTAGAATGATTGTTGATATTAATAAGCATAGGTCTTGCAGGGGCAAACAATAAAATACATATGTAAATCAATGGTTTACGTTTAAATTAAGAGGTTATTAAATGAGTGATGAACAATTAAATGCTCCAATTGAGGGCAAAAAGGATGAAAATGCACCAAAACGAGGCAGGCCCTCACACCTTCCAAATGACGATACCCGAAAAACTGTATATGAGTTATCGTCAGTAGGAACAACGTATGAAGATATCGCCACAGTATTAGGCATATCGCATGACACGCTAAGAAAGCATTACAAACCTGAGTTAGATAAAGGTCGTATTGACGCTAATGCGATTATTGCTGGGACATTATTTAAACAAGCCCAGGATGGCAATACTTCTGCTGCTATTTTTTGGCTCAAGACACGAGCTAGATGGAAAGAAACAACTCAACATGAGGTTTCAGGTAACCCGGATGGTTCACCTGTTGAAGTAAAAATCATTACGGGAATAGATGACTAACCCCCACCCCCTTATTTATATACAAACGTATTACAACCGTATTACAAAACTAGGGTAGTGGTAATTTTATACTAGGAGTAAATTATGCCAAATGTAGGCGGTAAGAAGTTTGCTTATACAAAAGCAGGTAAGAAGAAAGCTGCAGAATATAAAAAGAAACAAGACAAGAAAAAGAGTCGCAAGGGATACAAGAAGAAAGGTAAATAATTATGTCTAATTTAGGAAACTTATCTCCACAAGAGTTAGAAATGCTAAAACTCAGAATGATAGGTAATGATATGGATCAAGGTATTTATAACGATCCTGAGTATCAGAAAAACCTCATTCAACAAAAAAACGACATGATTAGGATGAAAATGAGAACGCCTAATTCTGTTGTAGATCCCAATACTGGTGAATATTTGGGTGAATATGAGTTTATGAGCTTATTATCTCCTGGTGGCGCAACACCTTTTGGACAAATAAACCAAAATGAAATGAATCTTATTAACCAAAATGGTGCTACACCTTTTCCACAGTTAAGCACAAGTGAGTTAAATCTTAGTAGATTGTTAAATCAAATTAAAATGTTAGGCGGTTAATTATGGCAAAGAGAGGCTTGTATGAAAACATCCATAGAAAAAGGAAACGTATTAAGGCTGGATCTGGAGAATCAATGCGCAAACCTGGAACTAAAGGCGCACCAACATCAAAAGCCTTCAAGCAAGCCGCTAAAACAGCCAAAAAGAAAACTAAGCGAACTTCTAAAAAACGTAAGTGATTGTGTCTAATGTGGTCATATCATTTTTATTGGGGTTTTAATCTAGGATTCGAGATCTACGAAGGTGAGGTTGAAGGTAACCTTGTAGATTACTTCCTAATTAACCTTGGTCCTTTAAGAATACAGAAAGCAGAGTGGGCGTAATGGCAGTGAAAAAGAAAAAAGTAAATCTCTCTGTAGGTAGAGGTGAAAAACGCTCAGTCAAACAAGGTGCTGGTCTCACGGCTAAAGGAAGAGCGAAGTATAATAAAGCAACTGGTAGTAAATTAAAAGCTCCTGTGACAGGTAAAGTTAAACCTGGAAGCAAGGCCGCTAAAAGACGTAAGTCATTTTGTGCGAGAAGTAAGGGGTGGACAGGTGAGAGAGGTAAAGCTGCTCGTAGAAGATGGAAATGCTAGACGATAGCCCTTGTAATGGGGTATGTCGAATGAAAGATAATCACTGTATATCATGTGGTAGAGACTATGAAGACTTAGCACAATGGTTATACATGAGTAGAGAAGCAAGACTAGATAGAATGGAACAACTTAAAAAGGAGCGATGACCCTTATGGAGTCGCAAAACAAAATGGACACCGGGTATAGACCCCGTCCACCACAAAAACAAATACACAGTTTAGTAAAGAATAATCGATTCTCAGTAGTGGTTGCTCATCGTAGGATGGGTAAAACTGTATGTGCTATTAACCAACTGATTCATTCAGCGTTAAAATGCAAGAAACCTAATCCTAGGTTTGCATACATAGCACCAACTTACAATCAGGCGAAAAGGGTTGCTTGGGATTATCTTCTTGAGTATACAAGACCGCTTGGTGGAAAGGCGAACATTGCAGAATTACGAGTGGACTTTATGGGTCGTAGGATTTCTTTGTATGGAGCTGATAACCCAGACTCTCTTCGAGGTATCTATCTTGACGGTGTTGTCATTGACGAGATAGGTGACGTAAACCCATCTTTATTTACTGAAATTTTAAGACCTGCCTTGGCTGACCGTGAAGGTTATTGTATGGCTATGGGAACTCCAAAAGGTCAAAACCATTTTAAAGACTTGCGTGATCGTGGTGAGCGTAACGATGGTTGGGCATTATTAGAGTTTAGAGCATCAGAAACTGATCTTCTACCTAAATCAGAGTTAAAAGCAGCGCATGAAGAAATGGGTGAAGACAAATATATGCAAGAGTTTGAATGTTCTTTTCAAGCTCCTGTAGAGGGTTCTTACTACTCTAAAATGATGCACGACTTAGAAGAAAAGAGTCGTTTTGTAAACATCGAGCGTGATGATTTAGCAAGAACATATACTGCTTGGGACTTAGGTATGTCGGATTCTACGGCTATTTGGGTTGCTCAGTTAGTAAACAAAGAAATACGTTTAGTAGATTATGTTGAAAACCATGGCGTAGGTTTAGATTATTACGTTTCTTGGCTACAACAGAATGATTGGATGTATGCAACACATATCCTTCCTCACGATGTTGCAGTTCGTGAGTTAGGCACAGGAAAGTCTAGGCAAGAGATGTTAGAAGATGCAGGCCTCTCTGTTACCATTGCTCCAAAAATTAACGTAGCTGATGGTATACAAGCTGTTAGACGAATTTTACCACGTTGTTGGTTTGATCCTGAAAAAACAAAACTTGGCATGGATGCACTTCGTAACTATAGACGAGTGTTTGATGAAAAACGTAATGTCTTTCATGACCGACCTTTACATGATTGGTGTTCTCATGCGTCTGATGCCTTTAGGTATTTAGCAGTAGGTTTAGACGAAGCACCAGCTGAGCAATGGCATCGAACCATTGAAGTTAATAACAATTGGATTGTATAAATGAGCGAAAAACTAAAAGCAATATTAGAAAACGAGATTGAAGATGCCATAGGTTATCTTGAAACCGAAACAACGGATGAAAGACAACAGGCACTCGAATACTATCTGCGTGAACCCTATGGTAACGAGGTAGAAGGTAAATCTCAAATTGTAACTGGTGAAGTTGCAGAAGTTGTTGACGGTGCATTACCTCAACTTATGCGCTTATTTGCATCCGGGGATAAGGTTGTGCAATTTGAACCTGTCAATGACGGTGATCAACCATTTGCTAAACAAGCAACAGAATATGCTAATTGGGTGTTTAACAAAGACAACGATGGCTTTCTTGTTATGCACAATTGGTTTAAAGATGCACTCTTGCAAAAAGTAGGTGTTGTAAAAGCATATTGGGAAGATAAGATTGATGTAAAAAAAGAATCTTATGAATACTTATCTGAAGACGATTTAGCAGTTATTATCAATGATGATGAAATAGAAGTTGTAGAAAAAGAATCTATAGAAAAATTAGTTCTTGAAGAACAACTTGGTCCTAATGGAGAAGTGCTAATCCCTGCTCAATACGAATATTTTTATAACATTAAAGTTAAAAGATCAGAAAACAACGGCAAGGTAACTATTGAAAATGTTCCACCTGAAGAGTTCTTAATATCTAAACGTGCAAGAACAATTAGCGATGCACCTTTTGTCGCACATCGTAAAATGGTAACTCGTTCAGAGTTGATCGCTATGGGTTACGATGAAGATACTGTAATGGAGTTAGGGACTGGTGATGCACTAGAATTTAGTCCTGAAAGAATAGCACGATACACTCGTGGTGAACAACCGACTGACATGGATTCTGATGATGAATCTATGCAATTAGTAGAAGTGTATGAATGTTATCTTAAAGTAGATGAAGACGATGATGGGATTGCTGAATACAAGCGTGTTGTTTACGCATCACACGAAATATTAGAAGAGCATGAATGTGATTACAACCCATTTCATTCTTTATGCCCAATTCCAATTCCACACAAGTTTTATGGTCAGTCATTAGCAGATCGTGCCATGGACTTACAATTAATCAAGTCTACAGTTGTCAGACAGATGTTAGATAACTTATACCTTACTAATAACTATCGAGTTGGTGCAGTTGAAGGACAAGTTAATTTAGATGACTTACTAACATCTACAGCAGGTGGTGTGGTTCGTATGAAGAATCCAAATGCTATTGTCCCTATGACAGTGCAATCTTCCGCTGGACAATCTTTCCCAATGTTAGAATACTTAGATGGTATTCAAGCTAGAAGAACAGGTATATCTGATTCTCAACAAGGCTTAGACCCTAATGTATTACAAAATGTTACTGCCGCAGCCGTCTCTGCGATGTCGGCAGCATCAACGGGTAAATTGGAACTAATCGCCCGGATCTTTGCAGAGACTGGCGTTACTTCTTTATTTAGAGGTATTTTACATTTACTTTGTAAATATCAACAAAAAGAAAGAATTGTTCGTATCAACGGTCAGTTCATACCATTTAATCCTAGAGAATGGAAAAACAACTACAATGTAACTATCAATGTAGGTCTAGGCACAGGTCAAAGACAAGAACAACTTTCTACTATGGCTATGATCTTGCAAAAACAAGAACAAATCTTACAACAGTATGGTTTATCTAATCCTCTTGTAAATATAAAACAATACAGAGACACATTAGCTAAGTTTATTAATATGGCTGGATTCAAAGATTCTACTGAATTTATGAATGAAATTACACCTGAAATGAACGCTGCATTATCACAACCACAACCTGAGAAACCTGATCCAAATACACAAGCTGCTCAAGTGTTAGCACAAGTAGAGCGTGAGAAGGCTCAGTTGAAAGCACAAACAGACCAAGCTAAGTTACAGTTAGATCGTGAACAAATGCAATTAAAAGCACAACAAGAAGCATTAGAACTAAAACAAAAAGAAGTGCAACAAACTGCTGATCTTGCATTAAAAGAACTGAAAATTAAGCTAGACGCTTCTAATGCAGATAAAAAATCACAATCTGACCAAACTAAAACAATCATGGATGCGTTAGAAAAGATTAACAATATTGCTAATAGAGGTATGTAATGTTACTTAACTACGGACTACAACAAAAAGCACCTAACATTGTATCTGCACCACAATCTTATATTGATAAAGATGCAATTCTAGGATTAACTCCTAGTCAATATGAAGGTTTAAAGTCTGTAGGTAATACTGGATACTTTTATGGTGACAATAGAATGTATGAACCATACAAAGTTCCTGCAACAACTTATTGGACAAAAGGTTCTGGCATACATAGTGGTTTAGGTGGTTCTGTGCAAAGACAATATCAACCAAGCACTAATATTGCAGGTGTTACCCAACCAAGCAGACCATCAAATAATGTATTAGGATTTCCTAGTGGATATATAGCACAAGGCGGTGCAGAAACAGGCACAATATACAGAGGCACACAAGCATTTAGACCAGTTAATGTAGATGTAACAGGCTTTAGTAAATCTAAAGGTGATGATGATATTTATACATATGATCCATCTATGGCATACATTTATGCAAACACACCTAGACCTGCACCAGTGCAAACACCGAATATTATGTCATTCTTATCAGCACCTACACCAATGGCTGCACCAACAGGTAATTATGGAGCAGGGAGATATTTAGGAAACACAGGATTATTAGGTGGTTTAGATTTTGGATTACCTAGCGGTCAATCTGCAAACACACAAGGAACAGCGTAATGGGATCACCAGCATTAGAAAATTTTTATAACGCATCTCAACAAGTTGCAAAATTAGCAAATGTTCCAGTTAGCCAAATAGTTCAAGTTGGTTATGATGAGCAAGGAAATCCTATATTTGATAAAGTGTCAAATTTAAACAAGCAAATTAATACGATTGCTACTGACATTTATAATGACTCACCTAATGACCCAAGATTTGCAACTGCTGACCCTAACTCTCCAAGTGGGTATTCAGTATTTAATGACCCAATTAGCAAATTTGATTTATTAACTAATTACAGACAAGTAAATGACAAATATGTCCCATTATATGGATTAGAGCCATTACAATCTTACAATCAAAAAGTAAACCCAATATCTAATAACGCTTACTTTAATCGAGTTAATCCATACACTAGACAACTAGATGCGTTTACCAGTTTATTAAATCCTGCTGCACAATATGCACAAAAGCAGGGAAATCCAAACCCAGAAGCATCAATGGGTGATAACTATTCGGTAGGTTAAGATGACTAGACAAGAAGCAATACGCAACATCCTTCAAGATGACGAGTTTAATAAAGTTATCCAAGAATTGCGTGAAAACCAAGTAAACAGAATTATCTACTCTAACGAAGACGATGCTAAAGAAAGAGAACAAGCATATGTCAGAGTTAAGACGATAGACGAACTCATGGGTTATCTTGAATCCATCGCTAAAGATAGCGAGATAAAAGATAAAGCATGGAAGATATTATAGACTTTTCTATAATGGCAACCCTTGCCTAAAGGGAACATTAAGGAAATACAATGAGTGAAGAAACCATGACACCAGAGACTGGTAGTGGAGAACTAACTGTGAGAGATGCTGCTACACAATTTGAAGGCTTCTTATCAGCAGGTGAGGAATCTACGGATCAACCAGAAACTGTTGAAGCAGAGGCAACTGAAGAAAGTGTAGAAGAAGTAGTAGACGAATCAGGTGAAGAGGAAGTTGTAGCCGATGAGTCTATGGAAGCTCAAGATGAAGGTGATGAAGAAGTCGAGTATGAAGAAGAGGAGCTTGTAGAAGAAAATCCAACCTATACTGTAAAAGCAGCAGGTGAAGAGAAACAAGTAACCCTTGATGAATTAATGCAAGGCTATCAGCTTGGTGCAGATTACACGAAAAAGACTCAAGAAGTTGCTGAACAACGCAAAGCTATTGAAGCAGAGCAACAGGCAATTGTTGAAGCGAAACAAGTTAGGGATACATATGCTCAACGGCTACAGGCTATTGAAGAATTTTTACAACAAGATTCTGAAACACCTGAATCATTGGCCGCAATGAAAGAAAACGACCCAATAGGATACGCAGAAAAAGTCGCAGATATGACTGAGAAAAAAGAACAGTTAGCACAAGTTCGTGCTGAACAGCAACGCCTTGCCCAACAGCAACAAGCGGAGCGTCAGCAAAACATGGCTAAACATATTCAACAGGAAGCACAAAAACTTTCACAAGTCCTACCAGAGTTTTCAGATCCAACCAAAGGCGAACAAATCAGAAATGAAATTCGCAATTATGGTAAGAGTGTAGGTTTTACAGACCAAGAGTTAGCTAATGTATACGATTCTCGTCATGTATTAATGCTACACAAAGCGATGCAATACGATAAACTTCAAAAATCTAAACCGTCAGTAACCAAAAAGGTAGCGAAAGCTCCCAAGATGGTTAAACCTGGAACAAAGGTAAAAGAAGGCAATCGTGATCTTCGCAAAAAACAAATGAATAAGCTAAAGCAAACTGGTAAAGCTAGGGATGCTGCGGCTCTTTTTGAAAACTTTATATCATAAGGAAGTGAATAATTATGGCAACATATCAAACCCATCAGGCAGTAGGTGAAAGAGAAGACCTAACTGATGTAATTTATAACATCTCTCCAACAGACACACCATTTATGTCATCTGTTGGTAAAACAAAAGCAACTGGTGTTTACCACGAGTGGCAAACAGACTCATTAGCTGCGGCTGATATTGACAACGCAGCAGTTGAAGGTGCAGATGCTTCTTCAGCTACAATGTCTCCAACAGTTCGTGTTGGTAACTACACACAGATTTCACAAAAAACTATCCAAGTCGCTGGCACATTAGAGGCTGTTGATAAGGCTGGTCGTAAATCTGAAAAAGCATATCAGTTAAGCAAGGCTTCTGCTGAACTTAAACGAGATATGGAAAAAATCTTGTTATCAAACAAAGCTGCTGGTGCAGGTTCATCATCTACAGCAAGAACTTTAGGTGGTTTACAAGCATGGCTAGAAACTAACGCATCTTTAGGTGCAACTGGCGTTGCTGGTGCTGACGGCTCTACACAGCGTGTTTCTGGAACAGACAGAACATTTACAGAAGCTATTTTAAAAGCTAATGTTAAAGCTGTATATGAGCAAGGTGGCGATCCATCAGTTCTTATGGTAACTCCATCAGCTAAACAAACAGTATCAGGTTTTGCTGGTATTGCTGAACAGCGTTACATGGCTCCATCACAAAAAGCAACAACTATCGTTGGTGCTGCTGATGTTTACTTATCAGACTTTGGCACATTATCTGTTGTTCCTAACAGATTTATGACTGCTGATATTGCTGGTAATGTAGGCACAGGCGGTGCTGGTCAAGACGATGGTGAAGTTGCATTTGTTTTAGACCCAGAATATGCTTCTATTGCATACTTACGCCCATTCGCTACAAACGAATTGGCTAAAGCTGGTGACAGCGAAAAAACACAGCTTTTAGTTGAATACACACTAGAAGTTAAAAACGAAGCTGCACACGGCATTATTGCTGATATTGCAGAGTAATAGAATATGACCCTCTTCGGAGGGTCTTTTCTTTAGGATTGTTATGGCAAAGCTAATACAAAAAGATGAAGTAAGAACACAAACAGCACACGAAGCAGACAATGGTCAAATCGTAGTAGCTACTACACAAGATGTAACAGACATCGTAGAACAAAATAAACAAGAATACAACGCAACAAATGGTCGTTGGGGTGATGATGTCTTTGACAATAAGATTGCATCTATTCCACTGACAGTAATAGACGATTTAAACAAAGCAGGAATCATGCGTGGATTTGCAGTATTAGATCAAAAGAAATTTAAAGCATGGTTAAATAACCCAGACAACAGATTCTTTAGAACAAGACAAGGCAGAGTATAATGGCATTTACTAGCTATACAACATTAAAGACAAAGATAGGTGAGTATTTGGCTCGAACAGATTTAGATACACAAATACCTGACTTTATTCGTCTTGCAGAAGAAAGATTGCGTAGAGATTTACGCATTAGACAAATGTTAAAAGTAGCTACAGCAACAGCAACTGCTGATGATTCTACAGTATCTCTACCATCTGACTTTCTTGCAATGAAAGATTTACACATAGATGCAACTCCAGTCAGAGTATTGAAATTTCAAAACACATCTAACTTTTTTAGAAACGCTAGAGTTACAGATAAAGGCGTTCCTACTATGTATACATTATTAGGCAGTGAGTTTCAATTTGCTCCAGTTCCTGATACTGCATACACATTAAGAATGGTGTATTACCATAAACCTGATTTTTTATCAGACAGTAACGCATCTAACTTATTTTTAGCTAACTGCCCAGATTTATTGTTATACGGTGCATTAGCAGAAGCAGAACCTTATCTTATGAATGATGAACGAATTCAAACTTGGGCATCTTTGTATGATCGAGGTCTAGCATCATTAAGAGCAAGTGATGATGATAGTGAATATCCATCTTCTCCAATGTCTATAACACTTTCAACGAGGTAAATTAAAATGGCAGAATTTAGTAATTATTTAGAAAACGCATTTATTAATGCAGCTTTAAGAGCAACAAATTTTACTGCACCTACAACGGTGTATGTATCTTTATATACAAGTGACCCAACAGATGCTGATTCAGGAACAGAAGTATCAGGTGGTTCATATGCTAGAACATCAGCAGCATTTGATGCACCAAGTAACGGTGTAACACAAAACACATCTGATGTTACATTTCCAACAGCTACTGCTTCATGGGGAACAGTTACTCATGTGGCTATTCATGATGCTGCTTCTGCTGGTAATATGTTATTTCACACACCTTTAGATACATCTAAAACAATTGACACAGGTGACATCTTTAAAATTACATCAGGCAACTTAACAGTTACATTAGCTTAAGGATAAATAATGGCACTTGTCGTTAAAGATAGAGTAAGAGAAACAACTACAACCACAGGAACAGGCACAGTTACGCTTGCTGGTGCAGTAGATGGTTTTCAATCATTTTCTGCCATAGGTGATGGAAATACAACATACTACGCTATTGTAAGTGGAAACAACTGGGAAACAGGTCTTGGAACTTATACAGCATCAGGCACAACTTTATCTCGTGACACCATATTAGAATCATCTAATAGTGGAAGTGCTATTACATTAGCTGGGACAAGTGATGTGTTTGTAACATTCCCTGCTGAAAAATCTACTCCATTAGATTCTAATGATGATTTGGTTATTTCTAATAATTTAAGCATTGGTGGTCAAGGATATTCACCAACATTAACATTAACAGATGGTGCAACAATTAACTGGGATACAGATAGTGGTCAAGTGGCTACAGTTACATTAGCTGGTAATAGAACATTTGCAGCACCTACTAATTTAGTAAATGGTGGATTCTACGCATTAGAAATTGTGCAAGATGGCACAGGCTCAAGAACTGCAACATGGAACAGTGTATTTAAATTTACAGGAGCAACAGCACCTACATTAACCACAACAGCTAGTGCTAAAGATTATTTAGTATTTAGAAGTGATGGCACAAACTTGTATGAACAAGGTCGTAGTTTAGGGGTAGGTTAATGATTGTATTACCAGCAGGTGGTCAACAGGCACAATACAACATTGAGCAAAGTGTAAGATTTAGATATGACACAAATGCTAACTTTGATGGTATTAAGTGCTATACAAATAACGGAAGAACAACAGGCACAATATCTTGTTGGGTAAAACTTTCTGATGCTCGTCATGACAACTATCATTACATTTTTGAGCAAGGCGGTGATGCCAATAATAGAATATCGTTGCTTACAAGAAGTTCTGCTGATGCAAACGCATATAGATTACATTTCTTATTAACCGTAAGTGGAACTAATTATCAACTTGTAACCACTAGAGTATTCCGTGACCCAACTGCTTGGTATCATATTGTTGCAGTATTAGATACAACAAATGCCACTGCGGCAGATAGAATGAGGTTGTATATTAATGGTGAAAGAGAAACTGATTTTGTTACAAACACAGTTTCATCAATACCTCAAAACCAAGTTACACGATTTAACAGTAACTGGGATAGAACAGTAGGAAGTTATAGTTATGGGTCTGGTGTATATACTATGGAAGGGTATATTGCTGACTTTAAAATTGTTGACAATCAAGCATTAACAGCAGATGATTTTGGCGAGTATG